CAAGTTGTATCTCGTAAGGGGTATCGATTGTATATGCCGGAAGGGTTGTTCGATATCCATCTTGACTATATCGACTATATTCGTAGGAATGTCGATAAAGACCTTATCCCTTCTGTACCTAAGAGGGATATCCGTATGAGTTGGGCTAGGGGTAAAGATGGGCAGTATCGTTATTATTCCAACTTGGAGCGTTGTACCTTCGATGGGGTATCGATTAATGCGACTATGGTGAAGAGCATCCCTGCCGCAATTTATATCTTAGAGGTTTTCATGGGTAAGAGGGGTTTTGATCCGATTGAGTTTGGTAAAAAGCAGAGGGAAGGTCAGTCGATTACTGATAATGAAGTAGTGAATAAGTCGACTACTTTATTTCCTTTCAAGAAGCCTTCTATTGGGAGTATCGTTATTCCTTATAAAAATGAAGTAGCAATGAAGTCGACTACTTCAAATGGTGAAGTAGCAAATAAGTCGACTACTTCGCCTACTGCTACTCAGCCTGAAGTAGCAATGAAGTCGACTACTTCGGTTGCTACCACGGTTCCTTACGTTTGTCCAGTCCAAAATGATATGTCGGAAGTGTTAGCCTTGCTGAAGGAAATCAACGCTAAGTTGGATGGGTTGTCTACTCCTGTTAAAGATTCTGTTAAGGGTTTGGTGACTAAGGTTACTGAAGCAGTTGAAGTGAGGGATAGAAGGTTCGATACTAGGATTGACTTGTTCAGTGGTGATGGTGAAATTACCGATGCTGAACGGTTCCTCTTGTTAATGTTTGAGCGTATTGATTATTTGAAGACTATGATGTCTGAGACTAAGGCGATTAAACAGTTTAAGTCCGAGATTGATGTTGTTGGCTCTGAGGGGTATAACTTGAAGCTGGCTTTCATAGCTTCTCGTTCTCGTAAGACTGAATCGAATGATGTTACGGAGTACAACATTCGTGACTATTACAAGTTTAGGTATAGAGTTGTGAATGGTCGTATTGTTCGCAATCCTGATGCCGATAAAAGGGGTAAACGGAGGTATAATATGTGAGTTGGGATGGGTTGTTAAGGGGGTTGAAGATTTTATTGAGTGTACTTCTAAAGTACGGTGTAAAGGGGGTTACTGAGGGGGTTAAAACAGTAACCCCTTACATCTTTATTTTATATAAGTTCTTGATGTGGTTATAGTCTTTTGGGATGTTTTTATAAACTTTTTCAACCTTTTATAAAAGTCTTACGGAGTAGGAAAAATTAGTCCTGAAAAATAACAAAAGTTTGGATATTTTTTAACTTTTTATTGATATGAAACTATATTGGTTAGACCGTTGGAAGGGAGGTATTCCTATGTTAACCTTCAGTTTAAATAATAGGGCGCACGAGATAGTCGACTCGTTTACTATCGTTTATCAGGAACACGTATCTAAGTACGGCGCAGATGTCGTAAATGAGATTTTGGTGACAAATCTGTATCGCGAGGGGTATATGGGCAGTCATGAGAGAGGTTCTAGGGTTATTCTTGAACCTGAGTATTTCGATAAGATGAAGGCTAGACGTTATTTGGTCGATACGGGTTCCGACCTCTTAGACAACGATAAAATTGACAGTTATACCCCGCTTCAGCCAGTTGATGATCAGTTTGAGGACTTGTTGGACGAGTTTTTTATGGAGCATTTGGAGAATGTTTTATTGGCATCGGGTGGGGTAATGGAGGAGTTATGTTTAGAGTACGGTTTCTCGCTTAGTACTTGCTTCAGGCGGCCTGAGTTGTTTTTCTATAAGTCCGAACCGTCGGTAAATCCAGTGGGGCGCAAACCTGTTGATAGGGTTAAGGTGTTCTTGGATGCTCTTGTTCGTCGGGGTATTGAGATTTCGGATATTAACCGAAGTAAGTTTGTTGAGTTGGTAAGTCGAATAAATAAAAAACTAGATGGTCTTTATGTATAATGGGGGAGGAAGGTTGTATGCGTACTACTACAGTTCCGATGCAAAATCGAGAGTGGTTGCGTCAGTTTCGTAGACTTAAAGGTTACACGTTGCACAGTTTGTCTTATGAGTGTGGTTTGTCGCATATCACTTATATTTCTGTCGAGCGTGGGGGTAAACGCTCTGCCCGTCCTTGTACGGTAAAAACCTTAAAGACTGTTGCCGAAAAATTGGGTATTAAGTTGGATTTGTTCTATTATAAGACGGATGAGGATGGTAAGTTGGTTGATAAGTCGTCTATAACGGACATCTTCACTTTATTCTCGGTAAATGGCTTTCGTCAGGCAATTCACTCTGAAGAGATGATTAAAGCCATCTTTAGTCCAGAGTTAGCTGATTATATAATTGAGAATGTGTTATTGGTTGAACAATGATAAACAGTATGAAGAGAGGGTTAGAAGCCCTCTCTTTTAATTTGTTCAGGGGTATTTTGACCTTAATAGTTATTGTTTTGTTACGTTTTTTATACCTATATTTTACTATACTGTTACTTGAACAACTTGACAACCTCCCTTACAATATAATTAAGGGTTAGTATGACCATCGGAAAGGGGGTTTTATTATGAGTTCTGAGTTGAATAAGAGTAAGGAAGAGTTGAAACCTTTAACTCAGCAACTCTACCTTTTTGCCGATGCGTACTATTTTGCTTCGGGGAGAGAACGTACTTATAAAGCCGCAGCGATAAAAGCAGGGGCTAACCCTAAATCTGCGCATACATTAGGGCATAGATGGGCTAACCTCCCTCAAGTAAGGGCTTATTGGAGGGAGTTAGATGAATCGATTGGAGCGCAGAGACGTGCGATGCATATGGCGGCTTTGAAGCGTTTGGAAGAGTTGGCTGAGGATGAAGAGCTTTCTAAGTCTGAACGTATAGCTGTTAACGATAAAATTATCGAGCGTACGGAGAGTGCGTTCGATATTATTGATGCTGGGGGTAAAGGTTCAACTTCTGATGAGAGTACTCGTCAAACCATAGCTCAAGTTTTATCCTCCATTCAGGCGTTGCTTGGTGGCGATGGCGATGACTGAGTTATTGTCTAAACGTCAGTTGAAGACCATTGCAAGCATCCCGACAGCTAGGTTGGATATTCACTGTGGGCCTTATGGTTGTGGTAAGTCTTATGCAGTTGATGTGGGTCTTGGGTTGGCGTGTGCGATGTCCAAACCTCCTACTGATGGTTCAGTTATTATGTTGGTTGGTAAGACTGCACAGTCGGTAAAGACCAATATCGGTAACTCTCTTGCTTCTAAGTTTGGAAGTAATTTCAGGTATGACTCGGGTAAGAAGGACGGTTTTGCTAAAGATGCTGTCCTTTTTGGCCATTTAATCCGTATTGTAGGGTTGAATGATAACAATGCGGAGGAAAGACTTCGGGGTCTTAACGCTTATAAAATTATCGGTGATGAGGTATCCACTTGGAGTAAAGATAACTTCGATAAGGTTATGGGTCGCTTAAGGGGTCAAGCCCCTGAAGGTTGGGTTCGGGGGTTTGTTGGAACAACTAACCCCGACTCGCCCACACACTGGCTTTGGAAGACAATTCAAGAGTCTAACGATATTCGCTATATTAAGTGGACTGAGCATGACAATATCACTTCGGGTGCTAAAGAGCATTATGAAAGACTCCGTAATCGGTATCGTAATAATCCAGCTTATCTGAAGCGGTATGTGTTGGGCGAATGGGCAGCGGCAGAAGGTTTGGTCTATACCGAGTTTAGTGATAAGCATCACCTTCTTCCGTTTGCTGATGTTGCTAAGTTGATGCCGCACTTTACTCACTTCCTTATGGGGGTAGACTTTGGAACGACCAATCCTACTGCGATCCTCCTTATTGGGGTAACGGAAGCTGGAGAATATGTTGTTTGTCGTGAAGTCTATATGCGTAATGCGACCCTCTCAAAAGTTTGTAACGAGATAAGAAATCTCGTTATTGAGTTTAGTGGGCGTTTGAGGAAAATTTTTATAGACCCTGCAGCAAAGGTTCTAATTCAGGAGTTGAAAGATCAGGGAATGGTAAATATATACGGAGCCGATAACTCGGTAATGAATGGAATCAACTACGTTAAGGACTTGTTTAGTTCAGACAGGTTGTTCATCTCCGATACTTGTACCAATCTCCTAGATGAACTCTTAACCTACGCTTTCTCGGATAAGGAAGGGGTAAACGTAATTAAGACGAATGACCACGCTTGTGACGCCTTACGTTATGCCCTTTATAGCGTTAAGGGGGTGATTTGAGTGTACCGCAACCCTACCAATCGTAAGAATTCATTTCGTAATATTAGTCTGTTGACTGAGGACAATTTCGATATTGTCCCTGAAAATACCTTTATTTGGGATGGTGAGTTACCGTTCAAAGAGGGCGATACCTTCCCTACGGACTTTATCCGGGAACGGGCTAATTTGTTTAAGACAAATGAAGCCTTATATAAGTGTGAGGCATACGACCAGATTTTCGATACGATTGTAAACTTTAACGATTATATGCGTGACGCTGTGACAAATTACCCAATTTTGCGAGTTATTCCTACGCTTCCCGACTTTAGAATGGTTACGGATACTTGGGTTGATCTTTTATCGGCCAAATCTCCAAAGATTGATGGTCCAGATACATCTAAAATAACGCAAGTATCGACTTTGTTGGGTGCATCTAACTTTGCAGTTGCCTTTCAATCGGCAGTTCGCGGTGCACTCGTTTTGTATGGTAATGCCGTATTCCGAATAGATCGCCAGCGTGGGGGTAACCCGAAGATTGTTGAAATGCCTATTAAGAATTGGATTCCTTTCGTGAATGAGAATGATATTACCACGATTGACGTTAACTGCTTCTTTAATATCTTTTGCCCGAAGCGGGGTTATGAGGTTGTAGAAGGTGTTGTCGCCACTGGGAAGGATTGGTTCTGTGAGTTCATCCTGTATCATGAGGATGGTAAGATCGAGAAGTATACTTTCCGATATTTGAAAGATTCTTGTAAATTGGGTGAGTTGCTCGATAGGGTTGAATCCCAGGCTTTCAATGGTTTGGGGGTATCACCTATCGTGGTCTTTACGGGTCAACGTATCGGGAACACCGTTTATGGGGAAGAGCAGTTCAAAAAGTGGGAAGCTTCAATTGTTTCCTCTATGAAGGCGTTTGAAACTATTCTAGTCCTCTTGGAGCGTACTAAGGAGATTTATCGTGTTCTCCCTGAAGGGGCAACTCAACGGGATGAGAATACGGGTGTTACTTTCATGCAGCAGACTGGGGCAATTATGTATCGGGTAACCCAGGATGGAAAGGCTCCCGAGGTTAAGAGTGTAACGCCTTCAGTTTTGATGGATGAGGCTATTCAAGCTTATAAGGAGACAGTGGTTCGGGTATCTAGGGATACCGACCTGTCGTATACGTTATTTGATACGAAGGAACTTGGTCATCAGATGACGGGCAAAGCTCTTAAAACTGCAATGTATCGTACTGAGTTGAAGGCGAAGTCGTTGAGTACGTTAATCCAAAACTCTGCCAAGATGTTAGTTGTAAAACTCGCGCTGGCAGGGGGTATCGAGATTGATATGTCCGACTTCACCTTAACGGCTGAGAGTGGTTTCGTTAACGACATCGAAACGGTTACCGAAATCGTTCAAAAGCGTAATGGTGGAGCAAAGACTTTATCTCTGGAGGATTCAATTGCTATTCTCGATGATGTAACGATGGCGGAAGCTCAGGCTAGGGCAAGGCAGTTGAGGGGCGAACCTCCTGTCGAACAGCCTTCTGTAAGTAACACGGATTCTGGAGAAGGGTCGGTAGTATCGGATGTGAATTTGACACATTCGTCAACGGTAGATATAAACCCTCCTTCAGGGGGTAAAGGTGAACCTGTACGATTCTATCCGTTAGGGGGTGCAAACATCAATGGCAAAACTTAAATCTATGTTCCAGCCTGTTGTTAAGCATCTTGATAAGTTTGGTGAACCTTCCGATTCTGATTATGAACTTATCAAGGAATTTTTGCCAATTGAAATTCCTAAGTCGGATATTTTTGTATATTCTATTAAACTCTGCGATAACCTTCTTGATCGGGAAGGTGAGTTCTTCTCGTTAAGGGCATTAGAGCAGTTGAAAGAGTTGTTTGTGGGAACCACGGGTATTTTTAATCATGAGTGGAAAAGTAACAATCAACACTCTCGTATCTATAAGACGGAGTTAATTACCGATGATTCTAAGAAAAATGAGAGTTTAGAACCTTATCGGTATATTGTCGGTTATGCCTACACTATTAACTCCGAGAAAAATAAGCAGTTGATCGAAGATGTGGGCGCAGGGATTCTGAAAGAGGTTAGTATCGGTTTCAAGCACGACCCGCCTACGATAGTCGAGTTACCCGATGGTCGTAAAGCGAGTCGTATTGATAACATTCAAGATGTGTATGAATGGTCGTTTGTCGCCGTTCCTGCACAGAGGTTCGCTGGGGTAGTCAAAAGTTTTAATCCTAATGGGGAGGTTGTGAAAATGGATTTGAAGGAAGCAGTAGCCAAGCTCAAATCCTTTTCGGGGGTGGATCAATCCGTAGTTGAAAGTATTTCGACTGCGATTGAAAACTTCCAAAAGGAATCCGCCAATCTCAAGTCTCTGGAGTCGAGAGTAAAGGCTCTTGAGAAGGAGGTTGAAGAGAAGGATATTCGTATTAAGCAGTTGGAGCAGGAAATTGTCGAGAACACTCTGGCTCATGCCATTGAAGATGTTCTCTCGGATTTCGAGTTGGTATCTGAAACGGCGGCTGAAATCGCTCGTCAGGTGGCTGAAAAGGAAATCTCTCTTGCCGAAGATGGTTCGGTAGTAGGGGTTGAGGAAGCCAAGGCGAAGCTGAAATCCGATTATTCGTTCTTGTTCAAGAATTTGGGCAATGACGGAGGTGAGGGCGAAGGCGGTGGTAACGGTAATGATGACTATGTATCTGTCGCCACTAAGTCGCTCAATGGAAATGCTATTAAAAGGGGTATTGACTTCACTAAGACGTCCTCCGTAAACACTAAGTCGGCTAAAACCAATTCTGCAGTCAAACCGAGAGGTTTGTACATTAATTAAGGGGGTAATAGGTCATGGCAAATGCAGTTATTGCTACGGCAAATATGTACATGGATAAGGTAGTTATCACTCCTTATCTGTTGGCTAAGACGGCAGTTCTTGCCGACCCTGCAAAGTTCCAATATTCGCTGTATGGTAAGAATACGTTGGTTCGTGAAGTTGTGGGTGGGGTAGCAGGAGCCTATAGACCGTCTACTGGTTTTTCGGGGTTTAATTCTGGTGGTTCGGTGACTTGGAGTCAGTTTACCGCTCCGCATGACCGTATGTTGCATGACCGTATCGATGCTATCGATGAGTTCAACTCGATCTTGCAAGGTATGACTCCTTCGGGGGTTGTGTTGAATCAGGCTACTTGGCGTAACTTTTCGGCTGAGTTGGATGCCACTACGATCTCCACGATCTTTAATGCTGTTCCGCCTCAAAACGTATTTGAAAACAATGCATCGGGGTATGAGGTCACTGCTGATAAGGTGTTCCAAACTCTGAACAACATCAAGAAAAACATCTTCGATGCAGGGTATGAAGATGCGGTTGCTGTCTTTGTTGATTCCGATACCTTCGCTAATATCCGTACTGCCATCTTCTCCAACTACGGTTTGGCAAACCCGGCTGTTTTGTCGGTGGTAGTTGGTGATCGTGAAGGTTTGGAAGTTAAGTTGGATGTCTATAAGTTCGATAACCTTCTGTTGATTCCTGTTCCTAAAAATCGTATGGTTTCGGATGTTATCCTTTATGATGGAACGACTTCGGGTCAGGAAGCTGGAGGTTGGGTTGCTGATCCTTCGGCTAAGGCAATCAATATTTTGGCTGTTCCGTTGGAAGCATCGGCTCTCTCCATTCGCCATGTTGTCGCTAACCTTGCAGTTCCGCTTGCGTTTGCTAATTTCAACTTCAGTCAAGTAAACGCCGCTTTAGCCGATATTTCTAAGATTTACGGAAATGCAGTTCAAATTGAGAATATCGGTATCAACCAATCGGGTGACCAGTTCGCCTTCATGAACCGTGTTCTCTATGGTGCAGTTGTATTCGACACTTGGAAAAAGACCATCTTTGCGGTAACTGAACCTGCCGCTTAATCTTGGTCGATACTGACGTAAAAGCCCGAGTTAATACTCGGGCTTAGCAGTATTAACTCTTTGTGTAAATCTAGGGAGGGAAAATATTATGCGTTTTGTGAGAGTAAGACACGGCGGTGTAAGTAAGTTCATTTCTGATACGGATATCGAGTCTTTGCAGCATGCAAAGCGTTCGGGTGGGGAAATCGAGTTAACCGATGATGGTAATATTCGATACTACACCGAAGATGAAGTGAGCTATGCTCGGAAAGGTTCTAAGGTTTCTGCAGAGGAAATCTTTGGTGTTGCTTCGAAGGCTCAATCCACTAGAGGTCGTCGTGGGTCAGCACCTACTACACCTACCATCCCCACTACTCCTGCAGGTGGAACGCCTTCCGAATAAGGAGGGGGTAATAGATGGCTTTAGAGTTGGTGGTCAATTATAATTCTTATGTAACTCTGGAGGAGGCAGATGAATATGTGCAAAGTCACTATTTATCTACCTCTCCAGAGTATAAGGCTTGGTTCAACGATTCTCTCTCCCAAGAGGATAAAATCCGTTCCTTGATTGCCAGTGCTAGGGCGTTGAACAATTTGAGGTATAAAGGGAGAAAGAAAGTTCCGGGTCAAAAGTTGGCGTTCCCAAGGGTGTTTAACACCTTTCCGGGTCATCTGTACCTCCCTTTCGTATCACAATATATGGATTCCTCCCTCCTTGAGGGGGTAGGTGGAAGCGATGGTTTAGAGGCGGCAAAAGAGGCGCAGATTGTTAATTCTGTTGCGCATCTGACTTTAAGCCCGAATATTGTTACTTCTGTCACTGAAAGGACAGTTCAAGGTATTCTGTATAGTAAAGCAGGTTCTGCGGCAGAGTCCTATGAGTCCTCTTTAGATAGAAGTGGTAATTTGATGAAGGGGATTTACAACCAGGATAAGGTGTTCTACATCTTGAATGCATGGTTAACCGACTCTGTATTCACGTTGTAGGAGGGGGTAAAGATGGATATTTCTCGTTATCTCAATACTCCTGTAACGTGGCGTAAGTTCTTGGGTGATGACAATGATTTTAATGCACCTGAATATGCGGAGCCGGTAACTATCATGTGTCGGATTGATGATGGGGTAAAGTTTAAGGTGAGAGAGAATCAACTCGAAGTGTTTAATGCTTACACCTACATGACGCTCGAAAAAATCTCACCTAGAGACCTCTTGGATGGTAATGTGGTTATAATCTCAAAGCCTATCTATAAATTAAACGGGTCTATATCGCACTATGAATCTGTTGTGGGTGAAGCTACCGAATTGTAGGTGAGTCAGATGCAGACTAAGGTGGACTTCAATTTTATTCTTGATGATTTATCCACTGTTAATTTAAGGGATGCTTCTCGGAGAAGACGTTTGACGAATCTCTCCGTAACGGCGATTCCTGATAATGATATATTTGAATTTCTGGCTCAACTTACCGAGGATGTGTTTGCTTTATCACAACAGTTGGTTCCTGTCGATACAGGTCGTTTGAAGGCTTCGGGGTATAGAAGGGCTTTGGGGTTTAATTTTGTTATTGGTTACAATACCGAGTATGCCGCATATGTGCATGAAATAATTGATAACTATCACGCCCCTCCAACCCAAGCTAAGTTCCTGCAAGATGCGTTTGTTAAGGTAATGAATGGGTTAATTGCAACCTACGGTGAAGCCATTATACCTGACTTTGATGTTCGTCTCGATATTAGCATTGAGAATGGGGTAAAGCTGATCATCATGCGTGATAGATCCGAGACGGGGTTAGCGGGGGTAACTTGGAGGAGGTTTTTAGGGTTATGAGTGTTTACTACACTTTATATAAAGCGATAAAGAGTTTGTGTCCTTCAAGTTATAGGGCTTCGTTCTCAACCTTGAAAAAGAACCATGAGAATGTCTACGGTATTTATTTTAAGGGAGGTGCACCTACTGGTAGGGTTCTAGATGATGGTTCGTATAAAGTACGAAGTGTGAATGTGATCTTTAACGTCAATGCTTCAAAGTCCCCAAATGGCGTATTGGAGGGGTATAAATTTTGTGAAGATGTGGTTCGTGCTTTGGAAACCACTGCAAACTATGAATATATTGATCCCGATACTGGTGATAGGGTCGTAATTATCAATGTCGTCGTTTTGGGTGATATAAACGCACTTGGTGTAAACAGCTTTGATATACCGTCTTTCTCTCTTAACTTTATTATTAACTACGCAGGGAGGTAATTGTTATGGCGGATATTTTCGTTCCAATCCCAAATATCGGATTTAAGGTTGCTATTTCCGAGTTTGGGGCAAATCCTACTGCAGATGATATCATCGGGGATATTCGTTCTATTACGGGGGTTAGGGTTACGGTAAACACTGTGGATGCTACCCCGATTGACTCGCCAGATGGGGTAACTCGTCCAGCTCCAACCACCAAAACTGTTGAACCAATGACAGTGACACTTTTTAAGAAGAATAGTTCTTATCGGAGAATTGCGGACAAGATTTTAGAAAAGTCCGTAACTGATAGTCAGTTTTATTGTAGTCTGACTATTTTTTATCCAAAAGAGGTAGGTGCAACGGAGTCTGTTCCAGACTACACTTATGATGGTTTTATTAGCGAGTTGTCTTTTAGTGATGGTGAAGCTGATCAAGTGCAGACGTTCAGCTTTGTATTCACGCCGATTGCTAAACCTAGAGTAGCTACACCAATTTCTGCTCCAGCAGGATAATTTTTAGCATCTAGTTTTATATTGGATGCTACTCCTAGAAAGGGTGACGGGAGTCACCCTACTTTTTTAGGGATAACTTTTTCTATTTTTAGAGTTGAAATAAGAGGTAGTGGTAAGTACATGAACCTAAGTACGGATGAATATTGGGGGTATAAACCATGAGCAAAACGACTAAACAAACGAGGTCAACTAAGGTAAGATCGGTGAAATCTTCTAATTCTACCCTTGATCGAGCACGTGAAGTTTTTCGCACCTTGAATCTCCGCTACACCATGAAGACTTTCCGCTTCTGTGCGGAAAATGGAATCGTCTTGGACGACTTGAGAGATTTCACGCCTAAGAACCATCTCGATCTCGTTATGCTCGGAACGCCGAATATCGACCCTGAAGAGGCTGAGGCCGCAATCGAGAAGTTCCTCGCTGAGACGGATTTAGGTATGCCCGCACTTCATGCTCTCTGTTTGGAGGCAGCGAAAGCAGCAGGTTTTTTTACGAAGGAGAGCGACCTGAACATGGTGGGGGAGTTGGTGAAGGACAAGGAGGACACCTTGTCACTGATTCTGCCGATAATGTCAAGGGAGATTCAAGCAGTTCTCCCGATGTTGCAAGTATTTCTCCCCATGATCGGGCAGGGGTATCAAGTCCCTCAAGAGCAAGCTCAAACCCAAGGCGAGAACTCTTAAAGCAAATCAAGGACTCTTATCATCGTCTACTCGGCATATGTATGTCAAACGGCATATCATATGCTGATTTTCTATGTATGACGTTAAATGAGGTAAATAGTATTCTTGAAGCTAAGATTAAGGCTAGGGAACAGTCTATCAATGATAACCTGTTGGTCGCTTGGATTCAATCGGGTCTTATTTCTCAGGCTGTTTGGGGCAGTAAGCAGTTTCCTCAAGTGGCTCCTTCTGTTAAATTACGGGAGCGATATGTTCCTAAGACGAAGGAAGAGGTTCTCGCTGACATCTTCCGTTTCAAGAAGGAAGTTCATAATGAGATGACTAAGATTGTAGGAGGTGTGAAAAATGGCGAGTAATCAAGATGAGGCTAGAGTTACCGTCAGTGGTAAGTCTGACGCTTATGACCGAGTATTGGGTAAGATTATAGAAAAGAATAAAGAGCTTTCTGCTGAGTTGATGAAGTCTAAAGAGATTTTAGAAAGTTTGAACCCTGTTTATGAAGAGTTAGCTAGGAATGCCCAAAGGTATGCTGATGCCCTTCGGGGTATTCGACCGTTAACCAAGATTCCTTCTTTTGATGGTCGAGGTTTTAATGAAACGATAGGTTCAGGTCGTGGTAGAGGGAGTGGTAGTGGCTCCCCTCCTTTGGTTGGGGGTAACCTTCTGAACAGACGTACCGAGGCTAACCTGTTTGATATGATAGAAAAGAGACTCAGGGGTTTATTAAATAGGATGTTAAATTTGTTGTTTAGTTTCGATGAAGTTGAAACTATCCCGATATCTTTGCCTTCATTTGATTCAAGGGGTAGAGGTAGAGGTGGAGGTAGAGGTTCAGGGGGAGTCCCTACTACTACGCCTTCTCCTGTACCTTCTTTTAGTCCAGTAGGGAGTGGGTTCTCTGTAAGGAATCCTTTTGCGTCTTGGGAACCTATGTTTTCTAATATGGTTGGGAGAATGCAGGGTCAATTAAATTCGTTAAAATTTCCGAACATATTTCCTTCGGTGGTGACCATTCCTGTTGTATTTACAGGTTTAGAAGTCGCAATTCAAATGTTTAACGGAGTTATAACTGGTGTTAGTCAGTTAATAACTTGGGTTACAGACTCGGTAGGTAGGGCTGTTGATCAGTTTCGTTCTCTTGGTAACTGGGTATCACGTGTCTATGAAAATATTGTAGGTTGGTTCAATAATCCTTGGGTTCGAGGAACTCTTGAAGTTTTAGGGTTTTTAGCCCCTCTTTTAATACCGGGAGCAGGTGCAGCTGTAACTGGTGCAAGGGCTTTACTTACTGCAGGAAGAGTTTCAAGAGCTGCTTCTGGTATATCTAGAATAGGTTCTGCAGAGGTAACTATGTCTAGGTTGGGGTCATTAGGAACTACTACTTCAAGACTTGGTTCTGCAGAGGTAACTATGTCTAGGTTGGGGTCATTAGGAACTACTACTTCAAGACTTGGTTCTCGCGGTGCAACTAATATACAAGTATTAAATATTGGGGGTAATTACTCCAGAATTGGTTCTTCATTAGATGATTTAGGTGGTCCAATTCGTTTAGATAGGTTTAATACTAATTTTAGAGTTCCTCCTAGAGGAACGGATATTGCTGAGGAGTTTAGGAGGTTAATCGGTGACGTTCCAAAATATGCGACTGGTGGATTCCATGTAAGACCCCACTTGGGGGTAGTTGGTGATGTTCGAGAGGTAACAATACCTTTGAACAGCCCTGCATCCAAACCTGCATATGCAGGTATTGCGGACAATCTTCTTAATGCAATGGGTAATGGTAGTTTTGCTTCTAGTGTATTTAATATCCATGTTGGAGAGGGTGCGAATATTATTGCAGATCAGTACAGTATTAAGAGATTTGCCCAATTAATTACGGATCAGGTGCAATACAACCTTCGTAATACAGGTGGGCTGACCTTCAATAGAAAATAAAGGAGGGGTAACTATTATGCCTTTCATGATTGATGGGGTTGTAGTCCCTGCTCCAAGTTTAGGGAAATTGTATCAGTGGAATAGAGTTAGTATCTCCTTTAATGACATCTTTGCAAATTTTTGGGATTTGAATATTGCCCAGAAGGATAAGTTTATTTGGTCTTATCCTTATATTACGGCGGAAGATTTACAGGTAATTGAACAAATTATAAAACCAAAGATCAATGGTGTCGGATTTGGTAACCGATTCGATGTAACGTCATGGACTCCCGATAGGGGGTTCGTGACGGTTCCGTGTTACTTGGGAACACCGATTGATTATGAAGTACTGGCGTCAGATAACGGAGTTCCTAAAGTCTTGAAAGTTGAGTACCATTGGATTCAAATTCCAGGGGCGTTAGCCCCGATATTAGGGGGTGGAGGTAGTGGGTCAAGTTGAATGGTTGGGGTCTGAGATATTTAAGGCTGTATTGACCTTTGATAATGGGTTGACTTATACATCCCGCTCCGATTATCAAGACTGTGATGGTATCTTGTTGCAGTTGCAGGTTGATGAGTCGGAAGCGGCTACCTCTGGAAACCCTGTTGGTATTATGACACCTAACTACTGTAATTTGACAATTTGGGATCTCCAGAATAGGTTGATTCCTACCAATACAAACAGCCCTTACTATGGTTATATGCGTAACGGGGTATTTGTGGAGTTATATATCTCTATTGATGGTGCAAACACTTGGCTGGATTATGGGAAGTATTATACTGAAAATTGGTCTGTAGTTATTGAAAATGGTGGGGCAAAAGCGGCGAGTATCACTTGTACGGATAAGTTGGCTTTTATCGGTAACCGAGAGATTCCTAAATTATCGGCCTATTCAGGGGTTGATGTAGTCGATCTCTTAAAGGAGATCTTCTCCGCTATTGGGGTATCGACGGATGAATATAATATTGACCCTTCGTTAGAAGATAAGGTCAGTATGTTAGTTTCTATCACTAAGGGTGATTTGCTTCGTGATGTGTTAAATACAATAGCACAGGCTTTGTTGGCTCGTATCACTATCGATCGATCGGGGGTAATTCAGGTAAAACCTGCATTCCCTAATATTGATGATTATGGGGAACTTAATTCTTTAAGGCTTCAGAATATGCAGATTGAGCATAACCAACTCTCTGTTTATAACAGGGTAACCTTATCTTACAATGAAGTTGATAATAACCAACCTTCTTCTATTATCTATCAACAAAATAATGTTAGGCTTAATCCAGGCGAGAATAGACTAGATAATATAAGTATTCAGCAAAACATTCTGTCTATTGATGGAGTGTATATTGATTTAGATGCTACTGCTGAGTCGTATATCGACCAGATCGGGGTTCTTGATTATTCAGCTAGTCAAAATGGTATCAATATCACGGTAGTAAGTAATCTTACGGAGCCAGTTTATGTGAGTGTAACGGTTGAAGGTCGAATTGCAGGTCTGACAAACTCTTTTGTGGAAAGTGAAGTTAAAGACACGGATGTCAAGGTTTCGAATACTTTGGCGATTGAATCTTTTGTTATTCAAGATAGAAATGTTGCTCAAACCTATGTCAATGAGGTAGCGAAGTATTTAGGTAATATGCAGCAAGAGGTTGTTGTATCTGGAGCGTTAAGCCCTCTTATCACGACTGGGGTATATATTACTATAAATACAGGAGAACCGAGTTTCGATGGTCGATATCTTGTAACTAAGTTCAGTATGAGTGTTGCTTTTTCTAGGGTTAATGTTACGCTCACTATGGTTAAGATGAGGGGTGCTTAATCATGGCGACGGATACAATTCGTTGGAATACCGAAAATTTTATCGGTAAATTTGATAATAGATGGGTTGTGGTGAATGGTAGTATAACTAATGGTGTTCTTACTTTGAACGGTGGTGGGAGTGCTACTTTGACTTTAGTGGAAGAAGTTAATGTGGAGTTTAAGTATTATAGACTTCGTACGGTATTTGAGTCTGAGGGTTTATCTTTGGTCAATAACTACCGAAACAAACCTACAATTTTTATTCAGGAGGTCTATAAAGATTCTAATAATGTACCGTATAGGACCAGAGTTCGCTCTTTGGGGTTCAACACAACTTTTAAGGATTCTAATAATAGGTATACGGATGATACAGTTCTTACGACTCTCGACCGTAAGATGTTCCAGTTGAAGATTGTTATTAAAAATGAGTTGAGTGATCCGCTAACCATTTATAGTTTTGAGATGTTTCAATCGCAGGATATTTCTGATTCTCAAGTTATGAAGATTGTTAACACCCTTCAAAAAGAGGGTGAGGCTGAACATATGAAAATATATCGTAATGAAGATGGTTCGATAAACGGTCTAGGGATATTCATCCCAGGTTCAACTCTAGAAATCAAGTTCCGACCTGCTTATTTCGAAGGTCGAATTATAGCTATTGATACTAACTTTGGTCAAACGGTGGGTATAAGTAATATAATTGGGCAAATAGACTTGGGAACTTCGAGTACCTTATAAAATTTGGAGTTAGAATTTTAACGACCATTATTCTATTTGTTGAGGTGAGTCTAATGACGGAAAATATTCCTAATACTGAGGAGTTAAATACTTTTAACGATCCTGAGTGGTGGGCAGATTTCTTCTTGGGGGTAATTCTTGGGCATATAGCGCAGGGGCAGTATGAAGTAAGAACGTCGGAAGAATGAGTGGGTGATGGTCTTGAGTACACTCTTTAGAAGAGATGACGCTCTTGTATTGGGAGTTATATTAAGTAGGTTCTTTCACCCACCTTTTTCAAAAGGAGATTATAATTTCACTATCGGGTTCCCTTGGGGTTTTGTTTTTGGAGGGTTACCTTCCACTGGTGCAGGTGGGGGTATTAGGGGGGATAATGGTAAGCCTATACCTTCTGATGGAACTCCTTTTAGTGAAAGTTATCCCTCCCTTTCGGGGTATGGAGCTAGTCAGGAAGCCCCAGGTAAGGGATTCCAAGATGGTAAGTTCGGTATTGGTGGTGGATATAGTACTCCAATCCCTACTATTTCCTGTGGTGGGGGTTCAGGTTGGTTTGGTGGGGGTTCAGGTTATATCGGTGCTGGCGGAGGTGGCGGATCGGGGTATGTAAATACTATCGATTCTTATAAGCCTGTTGGTTATAATCCTCCTGATATACAATTTTTCGCCTTACCCGAAAGTGTTGAGTACAAAATGGGTGTAAATGAAGGTCACGGATATTGTTTAATTAACGGGATTAGGTTCGATTATACTGGAAAAGTACAGACTTATACCGTACCTGTTGGTGGTCTTTACACTATTGAATGTTATGGGGCGCAGGGCGGTGGACTTAAGGGTCTTGGTGATAAGTATAGTGGGGGTAAAGGGGGTTATGCAAAGGGAGAATTCTATTTTAATGCAGGAACTGTGCTTTATATTTATGTCGGTGAAGAAGGAAGACAAACTAATGGTCTTTATGCTTGGAACGGAGGAGGAGCTGGTCTCGGTGGTGCGTTCAGCGGTGGAGGTGCTACAGATGTTCGTTGGTCTGGAGAAGAGGGTTCGCTCGTTTGGATGAATAACCTCTATGATAGATTCATAGTGGCTGGTGGTGGAGGTGGTGTTGGGTTTTTAGGATCTAGTAATCTAAATCACCCATTACCACCGAATATCTCTCCAAACGGGGAGCCTTATGAAAAGGAAATAAAGACTCAGCCAACGTTATTTGTTATTAGTGATTTGACTATTTGTACGGTTAGCATGGACTATAAGTGTTCTTTAGATTTAAGTCCTTCTGATTATATAACAGTAAAGCTCTATGTGGATGATGTTTTAGTTGGAACGTATCAAAAGAATCCTCGCCCAGGGGGTGGATTGGATGAATTTGCTTTTGACTTTTCGGATTGGTTACCTCCAAATACACCACCTTATTGGGCAAAGATTTATGCAGAGGTTGAAACTAATATTCCTTTGATTATACCACCTAGTGGGTTACGTATTCAGGTTTCTACAAAAACCAGACCTAACGATGTTATTCCCGAGGATAAACCTGTCCTTCAACTTACTAGGGAGTTTTTTAAGATCGAAAATTTGAACATTTTAGATGTTTTGGATATTTTGTTAGAACACAAAGATGAGCCAGTGGATGATGTTGATAATATTGTGGATATCGTCACGGTTGAAGAGGTTTACTACTCGGAATCGGTGGGGGTATTCACATCGGACCTTGTGGATGACTTAAGTGTTGTCGATTATGTTACTTTCACTAAAGTTAATGTTTTAAGGTATGATTCTTTTGAATCTTCTATTAAGTTAGAAGATGTAATCCTAATTGAAGGAGGAGGTCAAAATCTTGATACTCTGTTAGAGGAGTTGGGTTTGCGTGATGTCTATGCGATTGATTTAAGAGATAGGGAATCAAACTCTTTTGATTCTACAAATCAAATCGAAGATTTTTATATACTAGATACTGTTGGTATCAAGGATCACGAAGAGTTAGATTCTCTCACTGTGAATGATGAGTTTGATTATGACTTAGATTAGGAGGGGTAAGTATGTCAAAGGATCTTAACCTTGCGGACAGGGGAACAAAGATTGAAGGTTTTGTGGTAATTGAGTTGGAGAATAAGAAGACTGGAAATCGTCAGGTTCATAGGTTTAATACTGTTACGAACATTGGTAAGTTGCTGTTCATGGCAACTGGACCTTCTTTGCACTTGATGCATCCCACTCAAATTGATCGGGGTCTGCTTTATTTAGATGCGCCTTTGGCGTACCCCTCTAGTAATACTATGCGTATTGATAATATTGATGAAGCATGGACTTTGTACCTTATCAATTCCAATGAAGAGTTAACTGCTGATTCTAAGTTTTTACCTTTGTATACTCCTGATCTCCAAGTTGACCCTAATAAATTAGTAGGATATGCGTCTTTTAGACGTACACCTACAACTGCTAAAGAAGGTGTTATTGATAGGGTTAAGGGTAGTCATCTGGTTGATGACTTTGTACAGATTCAGAGGTATAAGTTTGATACGACTCAGGCTAATGGAACCTTCAATAAGGTTTGCTTCGGTTTAGGGGTAATCACGAACCCTGGAAATGGTTTTTCGTTATCCAAAGGTATATCCCCGACCGATATATCTCCGTTTGGGGGTATTGATAATTTAGAGAATGCTTATATGCGCCCAGGAGTTACTGGTTTTACAGCCGATAATGAGATTCTCGTTTCTACAGCAGCGAAGTCAACCACACCTACTGCAAATGCAGTATTTAATTTGGAGACAGGTGAATTTACTTTATTGGATACTACCGACCCGAGATACGGAGCACCGCTTGGGGATGCGAATATACCACAGGTGTTCTATGGTAACCATTTGTACTTTATTCGTTCTGGTTCTCTTTATCGGTTTGATGTTACTAATAAGTCTGTATCGTCTGCTTTGGCTAGCAACCTTTATGGTGTATTGTTTGCGGAAGGAGATAAACTGTTTTATTACGGGTCTGGTCAATATATTGATTGTTACAATATGACAACCTTATCTAATGAACCATCTTCCAGAATTAACTTAGCTAATCAAACTTTCACTTCAAATTTCTTTGTTTACCCTTCCCCTTCTTACGTCATGCGTAATGCGATAGTTGGTCGAGATAGTGATGGTAACTATGTGATTGTCCCTGATGGAGGTTCATACGGACCGAAATACCCGTTTGTTTGTTCGGATATTAGAAATATTGAGGCGACAGTGTTACGGTATAAACCTAGAGCACGTTCTGCAACGGAGTATCTCGTAAACGGGGTAAAGTACAATATTTGGGCAAATGTTTGGTCTGTTATGGGAACTACTCGAATAATGGGGTTCTCTGAAGTTTTGGGTAATAGAGCGGCAGGTTTGAAGTTTTCTAAGGATTGGACGGGTAATTTAGTTTCTTTTGTTAACTTGTCTAGTCCTATTACTAAAACCGATCAAGATGTGTTGTATGTCAGCTACGGTTATCGCTATTTGTAATAGGAGGGGTATCGGGAAAATTTGGTTACTGTTTAGGGAGAATTTTTCAATTTTAGGATAGTAAAATGAATCTGGTGGTATAAATACAGGGAAACCTTGAACAAAGGTTAATGCTGATCAATTATCAACAATGGTTCCTCTAA